GCGTGGTCCTCCAAACTCTGGTGGCGGCGGTGGCGGCGGTGCGTCAATCGCAACATATTATCGAGGATCAAGTGGTGCTGTTGGTGGTCAAAGCGTAGGTTGGACTATCGGACAAGGTGGAGTACAGGGTGGTAATGGTAATAGAAGAAGAGGTTATGTTGGTGGCATTTATATCAGGCAAACCACTTATGATAGACCTTCTGCTAGTATAAGTGCTAATCCTTCTTCTATCATTTTAGGCAGCTCCACTACATTAACCTGGACTACATCTGGCGATATTGATAGTGTTAACATTAGTGGAATAGGTAATGTAGGTACGAGTGGATCTTTATCTATTAGTCCATCAGGATCAGGAAATTGGACACTTAATGCAATTAATCCAGCATATACGACACAAGATACAGTTACAGTTACTGTACTGATTCCACCAGTGGTTACTATGTCTTTTGACAATGACACTATTGTCTTGGGGGAGAATGCTACCTTGACATGGACTGTTACTGGTGATGCTGATCAAATGACTATTGATAATGGAATTGGTGTTACTAACCTAAATGGTTATCAAACAGTTACACCAACGCAATCTATAGTTTATACAGGAACTGCTACTGGTGTTGGCGGGACAGGTAGTGGTACTGCTGTGTTAACAGTATTGCCACCACCAACATTGAGTGTTTCTGGTCCAATTGTTGTTGACTATTTGGATGATATGCCTTTTAGTATAAGTGCCACAAATGTACCTGGTGGTGTTAGTTTTACTACTGCATATGTCAATACAAATGGTACTCAAGAGCAGGAAGCTTCAGTAACTATTCCAGGTAGTAATGGTGATCTGGTTGAGATTACAGATTTTGCATATACTCCTGCATATGATAATTTTGGTCCAACATCAGTAACATTTTTGTTTACTGCCAATGGATACGGTGGATTGGTTGCATATGAGCAAGTAGTTATTCCTGTCACTATCGACCAGACACCAGATGCCATTGATATCCCTTCAACCGAAGACAAATTAAGGGATGAAGAACCTGTTGTTACGCCTAATGTTGAAGTTACTAGTGAACAAATTGTTGTTCAGGATATAGATATTCCTGTAGAGATCAAGTCAGATTATCCTATTCAAGTAGAAATCGAGAATGGTGATGTTTGGTATGATGTGAGAGAAATCTGATGCCTACAATAAACATATCAACTGCAAGAAACGCTGGTGATAATAACTACCTATATGGTATGCCTGGTGGAACTCTTGGACCTAATCCTACTAACAGATCTGTCTACGTAGGGTGGAATCAAACTTTTAATCTGTCTGCTAATGGTAGTGGTCCTGGTTATGTTGCAATGAGGAGATTGAATTCCAGAACTTTGGGTCTAGATGATAGACAAGGAGCTGGATCTGATAATGACTACAATGACATGCTCATATATGTTAGTGATGGAGAGTTCATCAATAACAGTCAGTATCGTAGTCCTATACCTGTGTATGGTTGCACAAATAGTTCTGCAATTAATTACAATCCATCTGCACAAGTAGATGATGGATCTTGTGTTATTGTAAACCCAACACTATATTTTACTTCTAGTAATAATCCACTTATCAGAGGTCAGAGCACTAATGTATCGTGGTCTACTTCTTATGGACAATACATGCAAAGTGCAACAGTAACTGGTATTGGTAATGTAAGTACGTCTGGTAGTAGTAGTATACAACCCCAGAGTTCTGGCACATATACATTCACAGTAGCATGGAATGGGGGAAGTAGATCATCGAGCTTCTATCAGACTGTTTATATACCACCACAAATTACAGCATATTTCCAAACAAATACTATTGTTCTTGGAGGAAATACTAGATTATACTGGTCAACTAGTGGTGATGCTAGCACTATGACTATCAGCCCTGGTATCGGGGCGACATTGTTGAGTAGTAATAGAATAGTACAACCAACAGTGACAACCACATATACGCTTACTGCTAATGGCGTTGCTGGATCTGCTAGTACACAACTTACTTTAACAGTAATTCAACCACCATCACTAGAAGTTAGTGGTCCAATTGTAGTACCATATGGTCAGGAAATTATTAATTTTTCTTACGAAGTAACAAATGCAAATAGTGTAGATGTAGAGGTTATACAGAGAGATTTAGATGGTAGTGATACTACCTATAATTTCACCACTCCTACTGATGCATCTTTATATGGATATGCTCCAGTCTGGGGAAATCGTGGTCCCATGGCAATTATTGTTACTATGACTGCCAATGGACAAGGAGGATTGATAAGGATTAGGCAAGTTACCGTTCCTGTTAGTATCGACCAGACACCAGATGCTATTGATATTCCTTCAATTGAGGATAAATTGAGAGATGAGCAACCAGTTATCACACCTAATGTTGAGGTTACTAGCGAACAGATTGTTGTTGATGATATAGATATTCCTGTAGAAGTTAAATCTAATTTTCCTGTTCAGGTTGAGATTAATGATTCTAACATCTGGTATAATATAAGAGAGCTATGACTGTAAGTTTTAGTAAATTTAGTCCTGGAAGTGTTACTTGGTCGGTCCCAGCAAATGCTACTAACGTAACCTTTACAGTGGCTGCAGCAAGTGGTGGAGGATCTCAATCTACTACATGGAATCATTCGCGTGGTGGTTTTGGTAGAGCAGGTAACTTTACTATTGCAACAAGACCTTATGCATATAATTTAACTTTCTATCTCGGTTCTCAAGGTGCTAAAGGATACGGACCAGCTAATCCTGGTGGATCTGGTGGTGGTTCTCCATTAGCAGGTGGTGGTAGGGGTCACCGTTCTGGTGGTGGCGGAGGCGGAGCTTCTGGCGTTTATGATAGTAGATTAGGAAGATACATCGCATGGTGTGGTGGCGGCGGTGGTGCTGGTAGATTTGATAACAATACTGGTGTTGGTGGATATTATTCTGCTGGTCGTGGTATTGGTGGTGGAGGTACTAGTGGTTCTCCGAGTTGGAGAACAGGTGGAGATGCCCCTGCTGGTCACCGTGGCGGTGGTGGCGGTGGATCAACTTCTGGTGGTGCTGGTGGCATGGGTGGTGCAACAACCACCAATGGTTATGCTGGTATTGGAGGCAACTCTGGGTGGTATAATAATGGAGATATTGGTTGGATTACTAATAGTGGATATGGTAATAATGGTAATGGATATGGTGTTCTATCATATACAAATCCACCACCAACGATTAGTGTATTTACGATCAATCCTTCTATACTAATTCTTGGAAATTCTTTCCAGATGCAGTGGAATGTTACTGGTCAAGTTTCGAGCGTAAATATTACTCCAGAACCTGGATCATCATCTTCTTCAGGTAGTGGTACATTTACTCCCTCTCAAGATGCAACTTATACATTAACTGCAAGTGGACCTGGTGGAACAGTAGCGCAAAGTATTCCTGTTGATGTCAAAATACCACCAGAAATTATATTATCAGTAGATAAACCCCAGATTACAATTGGAGAGAGTGTTCAGTTATCGTGGGTAACTACTGGGGATGCTGATACTGTTAATATCAATCCTGGAGTTGGATCGACTAATCTTACTTCAAATACAACACTCCAACCTACACAAACTACAACATATACGGCAGTTGCTAGTGGTCTTGGTGGAAGTGATACAGATCAGATTACTGTCGATGTTGTATATCCTCCAGAAGCTTCTTTAAATGGTCCAGTATCTGTTGATTATGGTAATGATATACTCCTGACATATAGCACAACAAATGCTACTGATCCACCACAGCTATTGAGAAAATATGTCAGTCAAGGTAATGTAGACCCAGATTGGACCTTGTATACAACTGTGCCAGCAGGAAATGCTAGTGGCGGAAGTATTTCATTCCAACCAGATTATGATGATTTTGGACCAGATGTTGTTTTGTTCCAGTTATATGTCATTGGACAGGCTGGATTGTATTCTACTGCACTTCTCAATGTAGCAATCAATATCGATAGAACACCAGATGCTATTGATATTCCTAGTTCTGAAGATAAACTACGTGATGAGCAACCAGTTATCACACCAGATGCAATAGTTACTAGTGAACAGATTGTTGTTGATGATATTGATGTGCCCGTTGAAATCAAGTCAGATTCTCCTATTCAGGTTGAAATTGAAAATAGTGGTACATTCCAAGATGTTAGGGAGATCTAGACATGGCAGGAAGAGCTGGAAATCTACATAGATTTGATTCGTTTTATAACTCTGGTATAGGGGACTCTTTCTATACCTCAAATCCTGGTGGAGAATCTTTGGGTGCATACTACCAGACTGGAACTAATGTATGGCACCTATTCATGGCTATGAGTTCTACTGGAATTAATGGTCAAAGTGTGGCATATGTCTACAGATTTTGGAGTCGTGTGAGTTTAATTGGAGATCACCTATTTAAGTTTGGGTCTAGTGTTCCTAGTTCTGACTATTATCTTGAAGGTATTATCGGTGTGGCATTTACTGGTGGTGGATCATATCGCCAACCAGTCTATAGATATTATAGTCCTTCTACTGGTGACCACAGATATGACACTAGTGCTAGTACACCTAGCGGATATGTACGTGAGGGTATTGCATGGTATTCACCTGTTCTTGTCTATGGTTGTAAAGATCCCAATGCTACTAACTATAACGGATGGGCAAATCAACCCAGCACAGGATGTAACTATACTGTATACGGGTGTACAGATCCAAATGCCTCTAACTATAATCCAAGTGCTAATGTTAATTCTGGGTGTACATATCCCACTCCAAGTGTAAGTGTGAGTATTAGTCCCAGTTCTATTATTCGAGGACAAAGCGCCACAATATCATGGAGTGCATATAACTCTACCTCTCAAAATATAACTGGTCTCGGTAATGTTGCTGGTAGTGGAAGCCAAACAATAAGTCCTACCTCTACTACATCATATACTCTTACTGGAAATTATTATGGATATACAAATGCGTCTGTTAGTAGGACTCTCACTGTTTATCAACCTCCTAGTATACAATTTACTGCAGATGATAGTGAGATTGTTAGTGGTGTGCCTACAACACTACGTTGGATTGTAACTGGTAGTGTAAATACAGTCACTATTGATAATGGAATTGGTTCTACTAATTTAAGTTCTCTCCAAACTATTTCTCCAACAGTAACCACCACATATACTCTGTTTGCTTCTGGTCCTGGTGGAACTGGTAGCGCAACAGTTACAGTTGTTGTAGTTGATCCACCAACAGTTGCGATTAATGGTCCTATAGTAGTAAATTATGGAGACAACGTAACTATTTCTCATGAGATGACAAAAGCAATAACAACTTATGAGTTGCAAATATTGGAAACTGATCTGGATAATAACATCACAACACCACCTGAAAGCCCTGTTAATCTTGGACCAGGACAATCCGTGAATAGTACATATACTCATTATGTTACATATCATGATAGAGGACCACGTACTATTACATATATTTTGTATGGAGTTGGACAGGCTGGTTTAACTGCTATGGATCAACTTATTGTGCCTATTAACATTGACCAGACACCAGATGCCATTGATATTCCTTCAACCGAAGATAAACTACGTGATGAACTCCCAGTTATCACTCCTAATATTGAAGTTACTACCGAACAGATTGTTGTTGAGGATATAGATATTCCAGTAGTAATTAAAGCAGACTATCCTATTCAGGTAGAAATTGAGAACAGCGGTACATATTTACCAGTGGAGGAAATGTAATGCCATATCGAATCGGACATTGGAATAATTACGGTGGATCATGTGTCACCAACTATAGTATATGGTTCCCTGGCAGCGGCGGTGATTTTAATGATCCCTACCGCAATGCAGTTACATCTGCATATTATAGTTTGTTTGGTAGATATGGAGAACAGGCTGGTGTAGAAGGATATGTAGGTACATGGGTATATGGTACTGGACGGCAGGTATATGGTAGTATCACAAATATGGTCAAACGAGGTGGTATGTCCAGTGGTGAATATTATCAAGTTCGGTCAAGGGGAAGGCATACTGGCATGGCTAGTGGTAGTTGTCCGCCACCAATAATCAGGGGATGTACTAATCCAAATGCAGTAAACTATAATCCAAGGGCACAACAAGATGATGGTACATGTTACTTCAGTCCACCATATGTAAACATATCTGTTAGTCCAACTTCGTTTATAAATCCAGGATCTGCAACTCTTTATTGGAGTACATCAAATACTTATTCTAGATCAATTAGTGGAATTGGAGGTGTTGGTACATCTGGTAGTCTTACGGTATCTCCTACTAGTACGACGACTTATACGTTAACAGGATATGGATATGGTGGTAATCGAAGTAATTCTGTTGTATTGTACGTATATCAACCTCCTCAAATAACATTAACGCTTGACAATTCTACAATTGTTATTGGGGAAACCACTAGATTGAGATGGACTACTACTGGTGATGCCAGCACTATGATTATCAATCCTGGAATTGGATCAACTAATTTAGTAAGTAATCAAATTATTTCTCCGACAATCACCACTACATATACTGCAACTGCATCTGGTTTGGGTGGAACTGATAGTCAACAAATTACTATCACTGTAATACAACCACCAGAAGTTGATCTTGCTGGTCCTCTATCAGTAAATTATGGTGATGATATTATATTATCTCATGAACAAGTAAGAGCAACTACAACATATGAATTGAGAATTAAAGAGTATGATCTTGATTCAAATGAAACTGATAGAGTTGTAGATTTAGGTTTTGTTGCTAGTGGTACATATACAGATACTGTTGTGTATCATGATAGAGGACCATCTTCTATCAGATATGAGTTATATGGTGAGGGAGCTGGTGGACTTCAATCTATCAAAGTAGTTACAGTTCCTATTAATATTGATGCAAGACCAGATGTTATTGATATCCCATCATCAGAAGATAAGCTGCGGGATGACACCAGATGCAATAGTTACTAGTGAACAAATTGTTGTTGAGGATATAGACATCCCTGTAGAGATTAAATCCAACTATCCTATTCAAGTTGAAGTTGATGGTGGTACATTTATAGAAGTCAGAGAGATCTGATAAATACTAAAGAAATCGTGACCATCGCCTGCGGTAAATGACCTTTTCGTTCGGAACTACACCTGTATATGTAAGCGAAGGGCAAACTATTCGCCTGAAGTTTAAAGCGCCATCAGCTTGGGACACAACTCAAAGCGTAACGGTTCAGATTGGTGATCAGCAGACAATCTGGTACATCTCTACGATCCCAGAAGATTTTGCACCAGATCCATACCCATTTACACCATTAGATGACGTAACACCAGACATTCTGTATGTTTATGGTGATGGTACTAGAGCACAAGAAGATATTATAGAAGTTTCTGGATTAACACCTGGATCAGCCGCAAGTGTTTCACTAGTATCATCTTACATTGGAACTAATACTACTGATTATGCTGTTCGTATTCAGTTAGTACATCAGGGCGAAGCAGACTTTGGATCATGGGTTATTCCATCCAGTAATGTCTTTGTACAAAATGGTGATAGGCTCCAGTTAAGACTAAAGTCTAATGATACTGGTGGTCTTACAAGAGTTGCTGACTTAACTATTGGTGCTAGAACCGAGAGATGGACTATCACCTCGGCAGTACAACCACCTAATATTCCAGAACCATTCCCTGATTTTGATGAGATTGATGGTGCTCCAGTTGATACAGATGTTTATAGTGAGATCTTAAGAGTTACTGGTCTAAATGATCAGGCAATAATCAATACTGATAATGGTGCGCTAATTGGTGTCTCATCTAGCAATGCTTTCGTTGTAAACGATGAAGGATATGATGTTTTAGACAATACAACATTTGTTGCTGCTAGTACCAGTCCAACCATTCAGAATGGTGAGTATATACAGTTAGTATTAAGAACACCAGCAACATCAACTACCACCACTACAAATCTTTTGAGTGTTGGTGATGGCATTACTGGATCTGCATGGGGTGTTACTACTGGTAGTTTCCCATCTACTACACCTGGAACATTTGTATTCAATGATGCACTTGATGCACTTGAGGACACTTTGATTGGATCTGATGTAAAACCAACTAGTGGTATCGTTGGACTAGGTAATGGTGTAACTGTACCTGTAACACTAGTGTCTACAGATGGTACAGAACCAAGAGTTAAAATCTACTATGATAATGGTGCTGAAAGTTCTCTTGGAATTTTCCCTACAGATGTGAGTAATGGTGACAGAATTCAGATCTATAATAAATCCAGTGCTACATTTGGTGGTACAGTAGCCACTACGATTAAAGTTGGTACACTACAGATTCCTGAATGGTCTATCATTACAAACACTGGTCCTGATACTGACGCAGCATTCACACCACCAAATAATCTTACTAACAGGGCACCTAACAGACAATATGTTAGTTCTATTGTTGCTGTCACTGGTATCAATAGAGATATTACAATCAGTGGTACAGATGGTGTACTTATCTCTATCGACTTTGATTCGCCAGTTTTAGGACCAAGAACATTTACACCTGCTAATAGTAGCTTCCAATTGTATCTAACCTCTGGTGGTCTTGCTAACCTTGTAAGCACTAATGTTACTGTAGGTACTGGTTCTAATAATCAATTTACTTGGAGTGTAGGCACATATGCAGTAGCACCACCTGCACCAGAATTAAAAGGAACATGGTATAGTAGGAAGAACTCTTACACATATGAAGATACTAATGGTGATGTTCAATTACGAAATGCGAAAGATGATGGTCTTGCTATTGGTACAGTTCTTTCCGTTCTTAAGCAACCAAACGGATCTTATGGTACAATAGATGGTAATCTAGATTCTAGATATCCTGGTTTCATTGAGTGTGATGGTAGACAACTATCAAAAACTGAATACCTGGATTTGTTTGCTGTTATTAATACTCATTATGGAGAATGTGATATTAATGGTGTTGCCACTACTGGAGCTGCAGCTACACACTTTAAAGTTCCTGACTATAGAAATAGGAAACTTACTGGAGTTGGTGTTGTTGATGGTAATAGAGCATCGTCTGCTTTCCTTCCAACAAATAACATCAACGAGCCAGGTAATGTTGGTGGATGGTGGTATGTTGATAAGGTAGATGTTGCTGGTGATAATCCTTACGAGCAAATACTGCAAGGTGGTTCACAAGCTGAAGGTAAGGTTCAGACATTCGCATTGTGGCAGAATAAACCTACAGTTGGTGCTGACTATATTGAAAGAACAGTCGGTCAATATGTAAATAGAGGTGAAGGTGGTGATCCTGACTATTGGACTGAATTCGGTCAATCTGTAGAGGAAGATATTCTAGTTCTTGGTGGTAATGGTAGTGGACTACGATTGCGAGTTAGAGCAGAAGCAAATGATTTGGATGGTTCGGGCAATCCAGATGATACAATATTTACAGTTGTGTCAATAATAGATCCTGGTACTGGATATGTGCCTGGAGATTTGATGGACATTGGATTCGCCAATGCTGCACCTGGTGGTGGCACTGTTGTATTTTCTCCTGCTATTAAAGTATTAACAGTAACGACAACACCAGTAGTCAATTCTGATCAAGGCACCGAGAGTAATTTCTTTAACTTTGGTACAGTTAAGACACAATTCAATGCACCAATTCAAGCTGACGTTGAGTTTACTGTTAATGGTACGGTAACTGCACAGATTGGACAG